GTCTTCCCTGGAACCTCCCTCGTATAAGACGTCGAAAGACTTCCTTATCGAATAGATAGATCCAGTACCACCAATCCGTAGCAATACGGAGGATAAGAAAACTGTTGCTTAAGCAACAACAGAGGTAAATATGCAGTCAGAGAGAGGCATTCTGCCTCAGACTGAGGAATTCAAGGTCCGCAGAACATTAGTTATTCTGGGACTCCGAAAACGCACTGCAACTAAACTCTCTGTATGGGTCTTCAATACCCTTAACCGTTGGATTGCTACCAATGGGAAGGTATGGGCGGCATCTCGGATGAAGACGATCTTCAAGGTCGTCGCGGGGGAGTCTCCCCCCCCGTCTAATTACATCCGTGGACTTGATAATGGTTCCTTCACTTGCTTGAGTAGCTTGTGTCGTCACCTTATCAGGGCCGGTAAGCGCCGTGAGGTGCTTACAGCTCTATCGATTTTTAGGAGACTAAAAGTTGAGCCGGTTTTCACCGACAAACTTATAAGTTCTGTCGTGACGCCGTTTACAGGGGAAAAGGCGAAATTCGATTTTCGCTTGTTCGGAATTATAGCCCGACAGGTCATTCCCGTTCCTTCTCGCAAAGAGGAATGGATGACTCTGACCGACAACAAATTCGTTGCAAAGCGATTATGGTGTGGGTACAATATAAAGTCGTCTCCTATTCTATGGTCATCAAAGAACGGCCCTAACGGGCAGTCACTTCATACCATAGAGCAGGACCTTAATGCGCTACAAGCGGACAAAAAAGTTTTCGATAGCGTTTCCAAAGCTTGGAAATACTTCGGTCTCAATTTTGATCGCATGGTCTCTGAGGTTAAACCAAAGAAGACCAAGTCTTATCATTCGAAGCTTGCTGCTATACAAGCCCCGGCATGTAAGACCAGAATTGTAGCACTTGGAGATTACTTCACTCAGGTACCTCTCGCATTCGTCCATCAAAAATGTATGAATGTTCTGAGGTCATTAAAGTCGGATGGCACAAAGTCACATAGACAATGCGCCACACGGCTCGGTATAGGGTCTGAGAATAGAAGGTTCGTCAGTATTGACATTTCGTCAGCTACTGATCGTTTTCCTCTTTTTCTTCAAGTCCCTATTATCGAAATAATGTTTCCTGGGTTAGGTGAGATCTGGGGGGCGCTAGTAAGCTCCCGTCAGTTCTTCACTCCTAAAGGTTTCGTGCAGTATGCCGTTGGTCAGCCAATGGGATTTTTGTCCTCTTGGCCAGCCTTCGCGCTCTCCAATCATATACTAGCGAGAATGGCATGTTATAATGCCGGTTTTCGCGGTAAAGATGGGTTTGCTAAACCCATGTATCGATTGGTCGGCGACGACATAGTTTTCGTTCGCACTGAAGCTGCTCAGGAATACCGTAAGCTCCTCTCCATACTTGGAGTAGGATATACGATGCCCGAATTCAAAGACAAAGGTAGCTTTGAATTTTGTAAGCGATATTACTATCGCGGACAAGACGTAAGTCCGGTTACTGCGGATCTCGGCGTAGCCGACATCCGTGTGATTCCTGGGTTAGCTGCACTGGAAGGGATTAAAATCCCTCCCACAAAGCTCGGAAAGTTGTTTTGGAAACAACGCAACTGGAAGATATTTGCATTTAACCCCACATCCTCATTGGGTAACCACTGGGGCTACACTCAAGACGAGTTTTCGCTGGTTTACCAGGAAATCTCAGCAGCTTCGCTGCAGTCTTGGGTGAGAGAGGGCTTAAATGGTGCGGTACCTAAGGTTCCTTTGGACCTTAAAGGCACATGGTTATCTAAAAGGTTTTTACCCCTTGTCGATTACTGGCGTAAGCAAGCAACTTACGCAATGTGCTATACACCTAAAGAGTTTCTTGTTTCGGAAGAATACAAGTTCTTTAAGTGCAGGTATACGCCTCAAGGTCGGTTTTTATACCGATCTTCTAGCGTTAGCAAGGTGCCAGGCAACTTCCAGTTTCGCAAAATTGGAGAAACCTGGGCCCGTCTAACTAATAGAAAGAAA